AAATGTAGTGATTACAGGAGCGACCTCAGGAATCGGTGAAGCGATTGCGCGTGCTTATCTGGAGCAGGGGGAGAATGTCGTTCTAACAGGGCGACGGACAGACAGACTAGAGACCCTCAAGTCAGAGTTTGCAGAAACTTTTCCAAATCAAACAGTTTGGACCTTTGCACTGGATGTCACGGATATGACCATGGTGAAGACTGTCTGCTCCGATATTTTGGAAACGATAGGTCAGATTGATATCTTGGTCAATAACGCTGGACTAGCTCTTGGCTTGACTCCCTATCAAGACTACGAAGAATTGGATATGCTGACCATGTTGGATACCAATGTCAAAGGTTTGATGGCAGTTACTCGCTGTTTCTTACCAGCAATGGTAAAAGTCAATCAGGGTCATATTATCAACATGGGATCGACCGCAGGAATCTATGCCTATGCTGGGGCAGCTGTTTACTCAGCCACCAAGGCAGCAGTTAAGACTTTTTCAGATGGTCTGCGAATTGATACCATTGCAACGGATATCAAGGTGACCACCATTCAACCAGGGATTGTCGAAACAGATTTCTCTACAGTTCGTTTTCATGGTGACAAAGAGCGTGCTGCCACCGTCTATCAGGGAATTGAGGCCTTGCAAGCTCAGGATATTGCAGATACAGTGGTCTATGTGACCAGTCAGCCTCGTCGTGTGCAGATTACAGATATGACCATTATGGCCAATCAACAGGCGACAGGTTTCATGGTTCATAAAAAATAAAAAATTTTCTCGAAAAGTTACAAATTTCTGTAACTTTTTTTGATTCCTTGCGAATAGATAAGTAGGAGGAAGAAAATATGTATAATAAAGTTATCATTATCAATTTGACTAAAATACAAAAATAGCGCTAAACCCTTAAAAGTCTAGCGTTATCGCCATTTCGTCTTTCGTGACAACTATTTCATTTACGACAGATTTTACAATTTTTGAAACATCTTCATAGCTTAATTTTTCGGGGTTGAAATCTTTCAAAAGTCGGGCAAGTTTTCGTTGTCTTATGTCGATCGTGTTCTTCTTCCTGGTTTCTAGTTGTTCTTCTAAAAATGCTTTTTCGATTTTTATTTTTTCGTTTTTTGTATCAAGTTCTTTTCGTGTTATGATCTCGTCCAAATATAATTCGGTCAACTTATCAAGTCTATTGTTTAGTTTTTTCAGTTGCTCTTTTATTTCTTCGACTTTCATAGTTTCATCATTCTTTGTAAGCATTTCTTTACGATACTTCGGTTCGAGTTTGATTTTTGATAGTCTTTCAATGACCTTCTCTTCCAATTCTTGCTTATCATACCATTTTGAGTTACATCTTTTTGACTTGTCTTTATCAAACCTATGTCTACATTGATAGCGTTGATACGCTTTCCCTTTTCGATTTTTAGAAGTAACGTATAAACCTAATGAACCACCACAATATCCGCATTTTAGCAAACCTGAAAGCATGTACTTCGCTTGGAATGGCCTTGGATTGTTATTCCTTTTCAAAGCGTCTATTTGCCTTTTTTGAAGCTCTAATTGCACAAAGTCAAATAATTCTTGAGAGATAATCGGTTCATGCTGCCCCTCGTATTTTCGCCCTCTATATTTCACGATACCGAGATATGTTTCATTTTTGAGTAGATATTTTGTTATCGTTTCGCCCCAGGGTCTTTTTCGTCCAACGTGACCTTCAGCATTTAAGTCTCTGATGATCTTGACTACTGACTTACCATTTAAGTATTCCGTGAAGATACGGTTGACAATGAGCGCTTGAGTTGGATTGACCGATAAGATGCCAGTTTCTTTTGAGTAGTCATATCCGAATGGAATTGTCGTCCATGACATTGCTTTCCCTTTTTTAGCACGTCCTTCTTTACCTAAAATCATACGTTCTTTTATCTGCTCACGCTCAAGCTGGGCGAATACTGAAAGCATACCGATTGAAGCTTTACCGAAAGGCGTTGAAGTATCAAAATTTTCTTGCAAGCTGATAAAAGCAACGTCATTTTTCAAAAATACATCTTCGATTAAAAAAAGTGTATCTTTCTGGCTTCGGCTTAAACGGTCTAACTTGTAAACAAGGACAATATCAAATCTTTTTCTTTTTGTATCGTTAATCAAGCGCTCTAGTTCAGGTCTTTTTGTGTTTGAACCAGAAAATCCACCGTCAACGTAAACATCGTAGATTTTCCAGTCTTTGATTTTGCAGTAGGCTTCTAGCTTGTCTTTTTGCTCGTCTATCGAGTAACCTTCTTCAGCTTGTATTGCGGTTGAAACACGAGCATATATTGCCACCTTATTCGTTGTTTTCATTGCTTTTACACCCCCTTTTTGATAAAATGGGTATAGTAAAACGGGCCATTTAATGCCTATTACTATACTGCTGCCTCACGCTCAGACTCGCCAAAGTTTTGAGAGCGTGGGGATTTTTTTATTTTTACGAATTATGAACAATAACGTCCAAGGCTCCCATGATTCGCTGAGCGTTTTCTACTGCTTCCTTGTACTCTTTTGAAGTGTTCTTTACTGGCTTTCTAATCAAGTCGATGAATACGACTGGTTTATTAAAGTCATTTGAAGTCACACGAAGAGTCATGTCTAAGATTTTAGAGGTTGATTTTCGTTTGGATACGATACCGCCTGCGACTGCTCCAATAGGTCCAAACATGGCGCCTGCAATCAAGGCTTGACCAACACCACCCGAAACGACAGTCTGATTGTTCACAATCAACTCATAGGATACCAGGTCCTCAAATGAATACCATCCAGTATCGTTCTTGTCTTTCTTAACCAAGGACGGGATCAATGACAATCCCATCGTACTAACTGCAAGACTAGCTTTTACCGTTCCTTTGATTGCTCCTCCGACCAAACCAGATGAGCCTTTTGCCTTACGAGCTCCGTTTATGCGATAAGTGCGATGGTGTCTGTCAATCTCAAGCGGTCCGACTTTGTCCGTTTTCCTGCTTACGGCAGCAGGAGACGGAGAAGCTGGTTTATTGACTGGCTGAGGCTGTTCAGTCGGTTGAGGTTGCTCTACAGGTTCTTGGTTAACGATGGAAAAACCGCAATTTGGGCAGAACTTGTAGCCCTCTACGGGATTACCACATTCAGGACAGAATTTCATATTGACCTCCAATGAAATTATATGATTTTTTATTTCTCTCTATACAAATCCACGACTTCACCGATAATTCGGAAATCCGTTTCTGGTGTGATTGGCATATCTTTGTATGCAGGGTTTAAGCTATGTAAGTAAGCTTGGTCTTTATCAATAACAAGTTGCTTGATATAAGCATCTCCGTTGTAGTTGAAAACTCCGATTACTCCGTCGTTCAACTCTACACTCGTCTGAATGAATACCAGATCGCCATCGTGGTAGTCTGGTTCCATAGAGTCCCCTTTGATTGGAATGACAAAGTCAGCATCAACATCAACCGGCAATTCAATCCGTTCAACTCGTACATCGTTCAAATACTGCCCTGTACCTGCTGAAACTGGATGGTCGTAATAGTCGTAACTATATAACTGAATGATCTCCGATACTTCGTTTGATTGAGTTTCTTCTTCGTTTTGACTTTCCAGAAGTTCCTCAGACGTCCGTAGTACGATTTTTTTATTTGGGGTGGTTAATTGTACTACTTTATCTGTAATCTGCTGTGTGAGTAAATCTGGAGCATCTAGGAGGGGGTGGGTGATAGATATGGATTTTAGATGAGGAGGAGTAGAATTGATTTGAATTTCTTGATCATCATCAAGCTTATCAATTAAAGCTTCTACAGAAATTTGCATACCTTTTGCAATTTTTTCTATCGTCTCATAAGATGGGATAATGGGCTTTTTTGACTTCGGATGTTCATTCTTTTCAAGCATAGAAATATATCCCTTCGTTAAGTCGGACAATTCACAAAAAGCATCCATCGATAACTTGTGCTCCGTTCTATACGATTTTAGTAATTCTCCTAACTTCATAAAAAGCTCCTTTCTATATATTGTTTAATCCATTATACACCTTTAAATAAAAAAAGTAAATTTTTTTGTTTAACACGCTTGACATTTCTTGTTTAACGTGTTAAACTATAATCAAGCTTAAGGAAATAACAAAAACAAAGCAAAGGAAAACATCATGAATAAAGAACTTACAACACAAGAACAAATCGCACTAGCAAAAGAAATCTTACAAGTTAAGAACCGCAGAGAACGCTCGTTGAAACTTGGAGAAATCCTAGATCGTGAAAAGCTATCGTCAGATGATATGTACGAATTGTATAACACACTATTGACAGCAATCAGAGTGTACGGCGACGTTATCGGATTCGATGATAAAGATTTTCAAGAAATGACTCTTACAATCTTAGTTCTTGAAAAGGTTGAAGAGGCTAAACAAGCTAGGGTAGCGTAGAGAGGCGCGATTCCTCTCCTAGCTGTTGCTCGTAGAGCAAAAAAGAGAGAAAGGAGTAAGAAGATGAATAAACTCAAAAACCCTCAACGAAGTAAGGGGGAAAGGAAAAATTTGAGCAACAAAAAAAGTCTTAACCTACTTTACACTAGGTCAAGACCTGCATACTTTGATAAGGTTTCACAGTCGGTGTAAAGCGACTGGTTGAAACTTCGCTGGTCATGCGTCCAGCACTGCAATCAACGTGGTTTGGCTAGTCTTTGAGTGCCGCTCAGTAGTTATCTGTCAGTCCCGCTATAAGCAGAGCTGCAGTCCCTCTTATAGTCAGCGACAGGCTCCGTGCAGTCACACTCGCAGTAAAAACGTGTTGGTTACCTAGCCAAACTGAATCACTGAACCACAGTCCCCTTCAAAAATTTTGCCAATTTGCATCAGCTCCTTTCTTGTAAAGGATAATATAAATATATTCTGTTTTTGAAGGGGTTACATCGGTCTTAAGACTGATTTTTGGAGACAATCATGGAAGATAAAATCATCGAACTTGCTGACTACTTCATCAGCGAAAACACAACGTACAGAGAAGCTAAAATAGCGTGTGAGAAGCTATTAAAACAAGTTATCCATGAGATAGAACTCAGGGCGCTGGAAAGTGAGACGGTATGAAAGAAACAATTGCAGTAAACACATCAGAACACGATGTACTATTGACAGCAAGAAAAAACCACCCTGCTGTATTCGTCGATGGAATGTTTCTGGACGGAGTTGAGCGAGTGGAATTTACCAATCATTTTCTAGAGAGTTGTGAAGTCGTTCTTACGTTTAATGAACGAGTAGAAAACAATCCCTTCCCTCTAAACGATATCACTTTATTAGAAAAGTTATTCGGTCAGGCTTCAAACGGGCAATCCTTACGGGATATTGCCTTGCAAACTCTTGAAGATGGCAATTAGTATCTAAGCCATCAAAAAATGATACATGTATGCTGAAGCTTTCTTTTCCGTCTTTCTTGGCTCTTTCGTACTCTTTTCCAAGGACAATCAGAGAAGCTTCTAATTGATAATCAGTCATAACATCACCTCCTTTCTAGCTTTATTATAGCAGAATTGCGAGGAACAAATAGAAAAATAAGGAGGTAGGAACGTGCAAGGAGAACGTTTAAGAAAATGGCGCGAGAAAGAGAAAATGTCTCAAGAAGAACTCGCAGAGAAGTCAAATGTTTCTCGAACAACAATACACTTGATTGAATCAGGTCAGTCGTCAACAGTGAAAATTCGAACACTTCAAAAATTAGCAGTAGTTTTTAATAAGCAGGTGAAAGATTTTTTTTAAAGCCAATGTTTAACAAGTTAAACGGAAAAATAAGAAAGGAGAAAGAATGATTGAAAATAAGCGAAGTCAAAAACAATGCTTTTTATCAATTCCCTCAGTGGTTGCTAGATAAAAAATACAAAGGTCTGAGCTTGAGGGGCAAAGTCATGTATATGCTAGTCTTTGACAGACGTACATTGTCGGTCCAGAATAAGTGGCACGACAGAAACGGAGATGTTTTTGTTTACTTCACTATTGAAGAATTCATGGATAAGCTCTCCTGTAGCCGTCAATCAGTAATAAATGCAAAGAAAGAACTGAGTGATTATAGCTTAATCAGAGAGGACCAGCAAGGAGTAAATAAGCCCAATCGTATATATATCATCGGAAGTCTAGATAATAGACTTCAAGAAGTCCAAAAATTAGACGAAGGAAGTCTAGATAATAGACTTCAAGAAGTCCAAAAATTAGACGGAATCAAGACTGATAATATCAAGACTAATATATCAAGACTGAGTGAACCAGAAGGTGCTGGTGCTAATACTCTATATAGTATAGAGGACGCACCCGCAGAAAATGATTTGGGAATTGTTCACGATTGGATTTTTTCAGAGTTCGGACGATATCCGACACCGTTTGAAATTGAAGATTTGAAGGCATTCTTGCAAGACCATAGCAAAGAGGTTATCAAGTTAGCCATCAAGGAATGTGTTGGGAATGGTAAGCCTTATTTCAAGTATCTTGAGAGTATCTTGAGAGACTGGAAACAGAAAGGTTTAACAACTGTTGAGTTAGTAGAGAATAGGCAGAAGCCTATTCGGTCAAACAATAAGTCAAACGGTCGCTTGAAGTTGTCTGATGATGGATTTGATCCACGACTTGGATTTTAGGGGGTGCGTATGCAAGTAGTATCGAGCAAAGAACTGCAAGAAAGAGCTTTGCAGATTGAGACATTGAAACAGCAATGTCCAAAGCATGAAGGCGTCTATATGTGGCAGTCAGTCAACCCTTGCACTCACAACACACTGACCTATTGTCCTGAGTGTGTTCAAGAGACCATCAACCAGAACGCAAGCGAGCAGTTAGCAATCGCGGAAGCACAAATCAGAGATACGAGGTCTTATTCTCTATTTATGAAAGAGAGCATCATCCCGAACGATTTGAAAAATGCGACTGTTGGGAATTTTGAAATCCACACAGAGCAGGATGCTGCAGCAGTCAATTTCGCTAAGCGAGTCACTGCTGACTATGTGAAAGAGCGTTACGAAGGGAATACGATTATCTCAGGACCGCCTGGAGTTGGCAAGAGCCATCTAGCCGTCGGGATAGCTAAGACCTTAAACGAGAGCTTTCAAATGCTTCAAGTACGCAAGTCGGTCGTGTATATGCCATCGATGGAATTATTCTCTCGGATGCAAGAGGCCTTTCAGTATAAGGACTCAAAATGGGAGCAACGCTCAGTTGTGAAGTTCTTGCAAAGTGTTGATTTCCTGATTTTGGATGATCTTGGCAAAGAGTCGAGTGTCGGGAATGAAATCAGACAAGGCAACAACTGGATGCAAAAAATCCTGTATCAAATACTTGAGAACAGGACGAATACAATTATCACAACTAATTTTGAGGGCAAGCACCTCAAAGAACTTTACGAGCAAAGTCTCGTAGATAGAATAACGAAAGGAAACATGAAGACGAATGCCTTTAAATTCAACAAAGACACAGCTTCAAGACGCTCCTTGTCAGCAAGTGACTACTGAGGAACGCAAGCGAACTATTGAGCAGTTCGAGAGCCGATTTTACGGACTATCGACTCTGCTTAAAGAACGGTTGATGATCACGACAGACGAACGATTCACAAACAAGATGAACGAGCTGACGTATTATGCGACGAATGGAAGTGTCTACACGACATAAAAATAAAAAAGCACCTGACGGCAATCAGGCGCATGACAAAATTATTCAAGGAAATTATACCACGAAAGGGGTCAAAATGAAAGTCACAGTATATGCTTATGGTCGAAAATTAGAACCAGATGAACCAATTATCATCCCAAAAAATCATCGTTTCTATGATATTTGGAACGGAATTGCAAACGAAATGCTCGACAAAGAGGAAGAGGTAGCTTAATGAAATTACTTACTAAATTAAAACTCGGTCTTGAGGGAATCATCCATGAAGTGAGCCTTGACTGGAGAGTAGTCGCAGTCGAGCTTAACAAAGACCTTCTTGAAGAGCGCAAACATCGCTTTGCTATCGAGCAGGAAAACTACGATTTGAAGCAGGAGCTTGCTGCTTACAAGTATAAAGAAAACTTTGATATCAAGGCTAGACTACAAGGAGGAATGTAGATGTACATTATATCGATCTATGTCAAGAATACTGAAACTGGAAACGAGGATTTCAGTATGATTGGACGTGACTTTTTGCCAATTGGCAAGCAAGATTATTCGGCTACTGCTTTCGAGACCAAAGAAGAAGCTATTGCTTATTTGAAGTCAGCGTCATATGAAGCTGCAGGAACTTATGGCAATGACTGGGAATTTCAAGACAAGACTTCTTCTGGAGTGGAATCCCGTTGCCGAATTTGGAAAGTCGGAGAATAAAGAAAAAAGGAGAATAATATGTTTAAAGCAATTCGCACAATCAAAAAAATCAAACAACTTCAGAAAGAAATGCACGCTTTCAGCCTTGCCTTTCTAGCTCTACAAGATATGGGCTTGATGCCAGAAACTGAAAGAAGCAAAGCAAAGGCTCAAGCAATCCATGATGTAAGCCACGTACTCAAGGACATCTTGGACGGCAAGTCAGTAGAAGAAGCCATGAAACGTCTAGATGTCAAAGTGAAAGCTGAAGAGGTGGAGCAAGATGATGACAGTTCCAGAGATTGAAAATAAGCTCTATTCATGCGTGACAGTGAACGAGCGCAAGCGCCTTGACTGGTACAAAAAGAATGACATTAAGAAGTATCTGAAGGAGATTGCTAAGCTCTGGAGAAAGTATGAGGACCAACTTGATGGACGGATTATTTAACTATGACAGGGGCATGATGGAGCCACCTGAAGAGCGAGAAGAACTCGACCCAAGCCAGTTCGTATATATTGGATGCGGTCAGTATCGATATGTAGGTGATGAAGTTTAAAGACGAAAGGAGCACACATGATCAGCAGAGAAATGAACGAAACTGAAACAGAGGTCTTGAATTTGATTATTAACCGAGCCAGTTTTGAAGAGCCTATCACAGCACTGGATATCCGAAAAGAGACAGGCTTGTCAAAGCGGATGCTTGAGCAGGTGATTGAAAGTCTAAGGGTAAACTTCAAACATCCGATTGTAGCTAAGAAGTTTAAACCGAACGGCTACTATCTTCCTCGAAATGAAGAGGAAAGGCAGGCAGGTCTAGCACCGTATCGCAGACAGATTCTGACCGAGCAGAAGAATTTGTCCATCGTCATGGCCGTGGATTTAGATAAGTATTGGAAGTTAGAGCATGATTGAAGAACTACACGCAGAAATCGACCGATGGCGGTCTGATTATACACATCTTGGCCAAGAGCTCGGAGAAATCATCGACGAGCAACAAGATATTATTTTGAAATTGCAAAACAAAAACAGACGCTTGAAGCGTGAAAATTGGAATTTGAAGAAAACGAAAGGTAGAAAAAAATGACAAACGAACTAGCGCAAACAAAAGGAGCATATTTAACAGATTTACAGAAACTTGACGGAGCAACTTTGAGAAATTTCGTTGACCCAAAACATCAAGCAAGCCCGCAGGAATTGCAGACATTGTTAGCAATTGTTAAAAATCGTAATTTAAACCCGTTCACAAAAGAAGTTTATTTTATTAAATACGGTAACAATCCCGCTCAAATCGTTGTTTCAAAGGACGCCTTCATGAAACGAGCCGAACAAAATCCAAATTATGATGGATTTGAAAGTGGGATCATCTACGAAGATGCAAGCGGAGAATTGAAAAACAAAAAAGGCGTTATATTGCCAAAAAATAGCACTCTAATCGGTGGCTGGTGTGAGGTCTATCGCAAAGACCGAACAAGACCAGTCTATCGTGAAGTAGAGTTGTCAGCATATAACACTGGCAAGAACTGGTGGCAGAAAGCTCCAGGGCAAATGATTGAAAAAGTCGCTATCGTTGCAGCGGTTCGTGATTCATTCTCAGAAGATGTAGGCGGACTCTACACTAGCGAGGAAATGGAGCAAGCAGCACCTATCGATGTAACTCCTCAAGAAAGCCGTGAGGATGTTGTAGCACGCAAGATGACTGAGATTGAGCAATTCAACAAAGAGCAAGAGGCAAATCATGCAGTTCCTGAACCTGCTCAAGCTGAGGAGCCGATCCAGGGCGAACTACTAGACGGTGAACTGGAATATTAGGAGGACAACATGCAAGAATTACAGGTAAAAGTAACACAGGCACAGGTTGAAATCATTGACCGTGAGAAATTTGAGCAGAATATCAATGAGGTTGTGGCCAAGTACCAAAATTACACGGTTACAGCTGCAACCATCAAAGATGACAAGCAGACGCTTGCTGATCTACGCAAACTAGATAAGCAGGTCTCTGACGAGCGGATCAGGAATAAGAAAGTCTTATCTGAACCAGCTGACGAGTTTGACAAGTATGTCAAGAATGCCATCCAGCCTCTAAAAGACATCATCACCAAAATTGCTAGTGATGTCAAAGAGTTTGAAGAACATCAAAAGGCCGTCCGAATTGACACGGTCAAAGGCTACCTAGCCAACAAATCAGCTGAGTACATGCTGGACCCTCGTCTATTTGATGAAAAGGCTCTTGATTATGTCAAAGCTAGCGATTTCATGGCTGACGGCGTGACACTTAAGAAAGCCACAATGAAATCACTTGACGACATGGTCACATTTGAATTTCAGAAACAGCAAGAATTTGAAAAGGCTAAGTCAGCTATTTCAGGACTCTGTGCTGAGTACGGCATGACTGACTCACCTTACATCCGACAGCTGAAAGACTTGACTCTTGCTGAGGTCTTTGAACAAATCAAAGCTGACTATGAATTTGAAAAGCAAAAGGAAGAACTCAGACAAGCTCAAGAACGAGCTGAACAAGAGCGTAAGGAACTTTTAGCAGCTCAACAAACTAAACAGCAGGAACAAGATCCAAAATCAACGGAGACCCCAAATTTTGACCCAGAGACGGGCGAAATATTGGACGGTGGGCAAATCCCCCCAAATGAGCAGGACGCTCTTAGAGGGGCTAAAAACGACCTAAAACGATATAGCCAAAAAATGACTTTGGAGGTGTATTTTGTGGATACAGCCGAAAAAGACCGTTTCAAGGCTGGTCTAAGTCAGCTCGGATTTGATTTTAAAAAGAACTATCAAGTCAGCGGTTATCAACGTATCGAGCCATTAACTCAAGCTGAACTCAATGAGCAATGTGGGTGGTAAGTATGGAAATCAGAGGAATAGAGTACTATTGCATGGATTGTGACGAACGCTATATTGAACATTTTATAGATGAACCAGTAATTTGGCATTGCAAGAAGTGCAATAGAGAAGGTGTGCTTATAGAAAGTAGGTGGCTTGAACATGGAAATTAGAGAAATATCTGATAGCGTAGCCATCTACTCAGACGGCAAGAGATTGCAAGTTATCCACAACCTAGGGGATGAGTTTATCCTTGATTTCAATGTGGGAGAGGATAGCGTCTGGAACCTTGATGGCCAAGTAGTAGAAATTATTGACACGATTGGGCCTGTCTTTAAAGTCTGTGGCTTTTGCTCAAAAGCTGGAGAGGGTATGCAACGCTTAAAACATGCTATCGTCCACTTTGAAAGATTTGAGCAGTACATCAGAGACAATCAGGATGACCTGATGGTCTGGTGGCATAACGCAGGGAGGAAAGAAAATGAATGATTTTATCAAAGAGATTGGAATGGCTATCCTATGGATGTTTTTAGGCTATCTCTTGGGAGAGCGTAGCGCTAGAGGGGACAAGTCAGATGATCAATAACGTTACACTGGTTGGGAGGCTTGTAGCGCCTCCTGATCTACGAAAAACGCCTAACAATGTATCTAGTTTACAGGGCACACTTGCGGTCAATCGCAATTTCAAGAATGAAAATGGAGACCGTGAGGCTGATTTTATCAATTTTCAAGCGTGGAGAGGCACAGCTGACATCATTGCTCAGTATTGCAGCAAGGGCTCACTTATTGGGATCATTGGACGCATACAAGTCAGGTCTTACGAGAAAGACGGTCAGCGTCGATATGTGACCGAAGTAGTCGCTGAGAGTGTAGCTCTGCTAGAGAGTCGCAACAGTCAGCACGGACAAGGGCAAGGCAACAGTTTCCAAAGTGGAAATAACTCACCTTTTGCCGATCCTAACCAATTTGACCTCCCAGCTGACGGTTTACCGTTTTAGGAGGTATTGATGTCAGACAAAAAAATGACTGTTTGGGCATTGTTTGACAGTGGGAATGGTAGCTATACAAAAGGCGTTAAAGCTCTGAATAGTTCGGGGGGGGCGAACATTGACATCTATCCAATCGGAATAGATGTAGAAAACAAGAACGATCATTTTATAAATTTGAACCTTGCTGACTATGGGCGCTTGTTTGGAGACAACACACTTTTTGACAAACTTGACAAGTTGCCAAAGCCTGATTTGATAATAGCTAGCCCACCATGTGAAAGCTGGAGTAATGCTAGTGCTATGTGCGAGGGTAACGCTTGCTGGAAACAAGAAGACCTCTCAGATAGCCTCTTTGCTCCACAAAGGGAGCCTAGCATGTTTACAATCAGGAACGCCTCTGACTACGAGAAAGCCTATATAAATTATCAGTATGACCGTCAATTTATGAAGAGAGTCAATGGGGAGCTTTGTGCTTTCAATACCATTGAGATCATCAAGCGGTATAACCCTAAATATTTCATCATAGAGAACCCAGCAAGTGGGCGTTTGTGGAAATATATTGAGGATGTCATGGATTTCAAGCTCCCACATCTCAACCTCACACGCTACAACAATTATGACTACCCTTTGCAGAAACCCACAAAGTTTGCTAGTAATCTTGATTTAGGTCTTAAAAATGACATTATCAAGCAAGAAATTGAATGGGGAAAATTCTCTAAGTCATACAACGAACGGTCAAACATTCCCAAAAACCTAGTAATAGAGATTTTTACTAAGGTTTACAATGAATTTTTACAGGAGAAAGAACATGGCAAGTAAAACCAATGTGACAGAACGTATTGCTATCATCATTGAGAAACAAAAAATAGAGGTCGTTACGACCCTAAGCTATGATATGAGCATTAGCTTTGATAACAAAGACGCCGCACCCACACTAGATGAGAATGGTGATCTTTTTGAACCAGTCTACAAGCGCAAAGTTCAGGCAATTCCCAAAAATGATGTATTTTTTACCTCATTGACACGAGTCAAGAGCAACATCAAAACACTACAAGAGGTTAAGAAATTCTTTGAGTTCGTAAATGAAAACAGAGAAAATCTCTTTGAGATGGCAGGATTTAAGGGGGCTCTTGGATGAAATTGACCCTGAACATTGAGCCTAAGCCTCAATCACGGCCAAGATTTGCAAGGCGTGGGAGTTTTACCACGACTTATGAAGATAAGGGGATGAAAGCCTGGCGCAATCATTGCCAGCTGCTCATTGCTAATCAGTACATGGGCAAGCCTATTCTTGAGGGAGCTTTGAGGGCAAAGGTTAGATTTTATATCAAACCTCCTCAGTACATTTCTAAGGCGAAGAAGAACCAGCAGGCCCTCCTGGATGAAATCATTCCAGTAGGCAAAAAGCCTGACATTGACAACTACGAAAAAGCGCTATATGACAGTATGTCAGGGATCGTATTCCAGGACGACGGTCAGATAGCTCTACATGATGTAGGCAAGTTCTACAGTCTAAATCCACGGATAGAGGTTGAGGTGAATAGGATAAACCATGAAATACAACAAACAAACAATGATTGACGGGTTGAAGCGGTCAATCGAGCAGACGGAGCAGGAAATCGAGGAGTATTCGAAAGTTTCGATTTAATATTATGGATTAAAAAGACGAGCAACCAAGAAACTTTCGCTCGCGCTTGGCTAGACGGCTACGATATTCAGAGAACAAAGTATGTAGTGACTGATGGCAATCATTTGTATTTCAAAAACTATCAAGAAGATATTGAAATTGTCATATTAGTGGATGAACAGCCTGGCACGATGGATTTTGTCAAGAAATTTGACTCAAAGGAAGAAGCCCAAAAAGCTGCAGATATTCTTGGTTGGAAAGTACAGGAGGTGGAGTGATGGAAGAAGTTATTATGGCCACATTGCCTAACAAAGAATTGAATCGTTTAATTAAAATTGAAATTGCGGTTGAGAATTTAATTGAAAATGGAATACTTGACGAAGATTTGTTCAATGAGTATTTGAAGGAATTGTAGAACAGGAAGGTATATTGATGGTACAAAAATCTGAAAGCCAAGGCATAAAAATCCCTGAGGAAATCAGACCGTTTAAGGTAGGTTATCAAGTAGTGAACGAATATGGGCAAGCGCTCGCTTTAAGAAATGGGGCAAGTATATTTGATTTACCTGATCTAGCTGAAAAAGCTATAGAAAAAGAGTTTGGAAAAAACGATCCAAACTTTGACATCGGAAAGCATTCTATTGAAGAGGTTGCTATTATCAATTTAAGCAAATTTTATAGTTATTTTGAGGAGAAAACAGATTGAAACGGAAAAGCATATCTAAAACCACTAGACAAAAAGTCTTAGATAAATACGGCGGGCACTGTGCGTATTGCGGTAAGGTTTTAGACCTGAAAACTTTGAGAGTGGATCATCTACACCCCCACTATCGAGGTGGAGAAGATAGTTTTGAAAATTATATGCCAGCATGCTATCAATGTAATTTCTACAAATCTACTCTTCTTTTAGATGAATTCAGGGAGCAGATGTCTACCTTGCACGAGAGAATCAGTAAGCCCTTTATAGCAAGACTTGGTTTAGATTATGGAATTATTAAAATAGAACCATTCAAAGGAAAGTTTTATTTTGAGGAGGTTAAGTGATGAGTATGCTTGAAATATTCTTATCTAAGAACGATCTTGAACATATTGCGAACGGGCATGATTTGAAAATAAAAATAAGGGATAGTAGGACTTCAAAAGTAGATGGAATTATTTTGAAACCCGATTTGGTAAATGATACCACGAACCCTTTGAAATTATAAATATAAACTAATTAACACAGAACAGCAGAATTTTGCAAGCAATTTTTTAGGAGGGGCAATGTGAAACGATTCATCGCAATCTGGATTTTTGTCTCTGCTGGATTGAACATCTGGCAGATGGGCAGGATTGCAGAACTAGAAGAAAAGAGGCCGATGGTTATCTATAAAGCAGATAACCAAGGCGCTGAGATATTTGGTAAGGTCGTCGAAAAAGGACGGCATGGGAAGTTGTATACTGTCACAATTCGTGACTACGGTGTGTTCGTGGTTACGAAGGAAGTCTATGACAATGTGAAAGTTGGGGATGAGGTGAGATTATGACGTTCGTGGAGCACAATAACCGCGAGAAAGCCAATAAATTTGCCGAGTACGTGACTGGTAAGCCTTTGCGCGAATACTTAGCTAAAAAAGCAAAGCAATATTGCGGTGAAAATATATCCGTCTTCGATGGAGCTGCAGGCTCCGGGCAACTAGAACAGTTTATCAGTATGACCGATTTTCATGCGGTAGAAATTCAGCAGGAAAGTTGCGAAGCATTGAAAACAAATTTCCCTCACGCAGTCGTTCATAATCAGAGTTTCTTTACATATCAATCAGATGTACAAGTAGATGCAATTGCAATGAATCCGCCTTACTCTCTGAAATTGAAAGATTTACCAGAAGAGGATCAACAGGCTATTAAAGAACTATACCCTTGGAAAAAATCAGGTGTTGTTGATGATATTTTTCTGTTGAAGTCGCTGACTTATACGAAGCGATACGGATTCTATATCATGTTCCCTGGAATTGCATACCGTCAATCTGAAAAGAAGATGCGAGAATTGGTTGGTAATAATCTTGTTGAGTTGAATGAGATTCAAAACGGATTTGAAGACACATCTATCAATGTGATTTTCTTAGTCATTGACAAAGAAAAAAACAGTCCTGAAATTTCAAAAGAGATTTATGACTGTAAGACCCAAAAGATTGAATATCAAGAATCTGATACATTAGATTCAGATTTTAGCTGGGTAATACCTAAGAAACCAGTCGAGAAAGAAGAAATAGACATTGACCAAGTAAATGCTGAATTAGACCAGATGGCAATTGATCATCTTGAAAAACATTTAGCAAGTCAATTGATATTGATTCAGTTTTTCAACGAAGATATTGATTTAAAATCTTTCATAACGAGATGCCATAAGGTTTTAGATGATTACTTGTTGATGTACAATTTTGCAGTAGGATTAGAATGAAACCGGATAAGATAACAAAGTATGGATTACTAGACGTTTGTGACTTAATTCCAGGTACCAGAACGAAAGCGACAGATGGATCTTATTTTATCTATGGTGCTGGTATGAATGCAAAGGGAACTACAGATAAATTCAATTGTGAGAGCGACACAATCCGCTTGACTCGTAAGGGTACTGTTGGTGCAGTTTATTTTCATCGAGATCCATTTTGGATGGAAGAGGCTAGCTTTAAAGTTGAACCAAAAGAAATGATAGATAAGCGATATTTATTTCACTGGCTGTTGATGAAGCGTGAAGAAATAGAGCAGTACGCAGACGGAGATAATCAACCAGGTTTATCAGTAGCTAGATTGTCAAAATTAATGATTGACGTCCCTGATATGAAATATCAGTTAAAGGTTGTTAAGTTGTTGGATGAAATGAGTGCAGACTTGGAATTTTTTATAGACAATATCACACAAATTAAAATGAACCAAAGCAAGATTTTTAGTTACTATAACGAGAAAATCGGAACAGTTTTAGAAAGAGAAATAAATGGATAACAAGCTAGATTGTGAAGATTGTAAACAGTTTTTCTTTTTGAAAGACAAGTTAGATTATGATTGTGTATTTCAAAATGGTATTTGTAGTGATTGCTTAGTAAAAAGAATTGAACACGGAGAGGAGTGGTAGACTATGAAGTGTGAGTATGCTTTGTACGAAGGTGATAAATTTGTGACATTAGGGACAATTGAAGAAATTAGTCAGGAAACCGGGATTGAAGAAAAGAAATTGAGGTATCACACTAGACCGTCTCTTAGAAAACGATACAAAAACGGACTTGCTGTTATTAAAATTGAGGAGGTAAAAGAATGAAGCCAGAAAAAATTGATAACGTAAACAACCCAAGTCATTACCAAGGTCGGTATGGCATGCAATCTATCGATGCTTTAAGAAATTTCATGACACCAGAACAACTGAAAGGCTTTTATCTTGGAAATGCTTTGAAATATCAGTTGCGCTTCCAAAAGAAAAACGGTCTTGAAGATTTGAAAAAAGCACGCAAGAACCTTGATTGGCTTATTGAGGAGATGGAGAATGGATTATGATAAACCTTTAACAAAGAGACAGCGTGAATTATTCGCTTTCATGCTAAAACAAAAGAGGATTGATAACAAGGTTACTTTGAAAGAGTTAGGAAGTAAGCTAGGCTACTCAATCGCAACAATCTCGAATTGGGAGAATTTAAAATCCGCTCCTGATATATATAACGTTGAAGATGTAGCGACTTATTTCAATTTGCCGATGAATGTATTTATCGGAGAGGGGTGATAGGGTGCAGAGAACTATTGAAAAAGAGCTTAAAAAACTAAAATTTAAAAATGTAAAAATACAATCTTTACATTGTGAAATTATCAATCTAAGGTCTGGTATTATGAAAGGCCAGACTTTTGACAGTATGCCGAAATCTCAGAACAATGATAATCGTACCGAAGAAATGAACATCAAGGCTATTGATCGTATAGCTGAACTCTATCAAGAAATCGAGAGGGAATACAAGGAACAAGAGGAACTCGTTAGAGCGATTGAAGAGTTAGAAGAGCCAATTGAGAACATTGTAATGCGATTGCTCTACATCGACGGTCTATCTTGGTCTCAAGTAGAAAGAAGATTGAATTGCAGTCCAGCTACTATCCAGCGAGCGAGAGATAAGTCCTTAGTCAAGCTTTCTAAAATGTTTGATAACAATGATAGCAAATGATAGTTTTGATGTGCTATTATTGTATTGTCAGCAAGTACGGTAAAACGAACTGATGGCTCCTTTAATAATTTTTTTGTAACGGTATCAGGGACAGGCCAGTGATTTCCTCTTAGTCTTTTTGAGTTTGGTCTCTGATGTCGTTATTTTAGACTTTTAGTGTAGTGGTAACACAACAGTCTCCAAAACTGTTATCGTGGGTTCGATTCCTGCAAAGTCTGTGAGAAGTCTTAAAAAGGTCACACAAGCGTGTGGCTTTTTTGATTTTGTGAATGGAGGTGATGGAAAATTGAATGAATTGACGATAAAACAAAAAAGATTTGCAGATGAGTACATCATCTCAGGTAATGCGACGGAAGCTTATAAGAAAGCGGGTTATCGTGCTTCTAGTGATAGGGTAGCGGGTGTCGAAGGACATAAGTTACTAAAGAATCCTAAGATTAAAACATATATAGATGAACGACTGAAACAGCTTGATTCTGAAAAGATTGCGGATCAGCAAGAGGTCTTAGGTTATCTGACTTCAGTAATGCGAGGGGAGACTCAAGAACAGACTCTCTGCAGTATCGGTGAACTTGGTCAGCAAGTTATTGATATAGATGTAGGGGCTAAGGACAGGATAAAAGCTGCTGAACTTTTAGGAAAACGTCACAGGCTTTGGACGGATAAAGTCGAGGCAGATATTTCTGGAACGGTGGTGTTCGCGAATGAGTCAGACATACCAGATTAAGCAGAACGATATTGTCGTCGATTTACCTAAGACGGTAGGCGGTGGATATGGTCAATTCTGGCGCTCGAGAAATCTTTATCGAGTTGTTAAAGGGTCCCGTGGTTCGAAGAAGTCAAAGACGACTGCTTTGAACTATGTCATCCGTCTCTTGAAATATCCCTGGGCTAACTTGCTTGTTATTCGTAGATATTCGAATACGAACAAGCAATCGACCTACACGGATTTCAAGTGGGCGTGTAATGTATTAGGTGTGACTCATTTATTTAAATTTAATGAGTCTTTACCTGAAATAACTGTCAAAAAAACTGGGCAAAAAATACTGTTCCGTGGTTTGGATGATGAACTTAAAATTACATCTATCACAGTTGATGTAGGCATTCTTTGTTGGGCATGGTTTGAGGAAGCGTATCAAATTGAGACTGAAGATAAGTTCAGTACGGTTGTCGAGTCTATTCGTGGTAGTTTAGACGTACCTGATTTCTTTAAACAAATCACGGTCACATTCAACCCGTGGAACGAGAGGCATTGGCTTAAACGTGTCTTTTTTGACGAGGAAACTAGACGAGCCGACACATTCGCTACTACAACTACTTATAAATGCAATGAGTGGCTGGACGAAGTCGATATCAAGCGATATGAGGATTTGTATCACACGAATCCAAGACGGGCAAGAATTGTCTGTGACGGAGAATGGGGAGTTGCTGAAGGGCTAATCTACAACAATGTGACTGTCAAAGACTTTGACAAAGATGAGTTGTTGCAAAATCCTGCTAACAAGTTGTGTATCGGGCTTGACTTTGGTTTTACTCATGATCCAACAGCGTTGTGTTGTTCGCTGATAAACGACACGACGAAAGAGATACACATCTTTGACGAAGCGTACAAAGTCGGTTTGATAACCAAGGAAGTCGCTAAGATGATAAAAGATAAAGGTTATCATCGCTCGCAAATTATTGCAGATAGCGCAGAGTCACGACTGATTGAAGAACTGAGGTCGGAACATGGCATATCTCGAATCAAAGAGAGTAGGAAAGGAAAGGATAGTATTATGGCAGGCGTATCCAAATTGCAAGGGTACGTTATTTATGTACATCCAAATTGTGAGCATATCATGGACGAATTTTACAGTTATTGTTATCAACGAGACAAAGAGGGCAATTGGTTGAACAAACCAGAAGATAAGAACAACCACTTGATGGATGCGCTACGTTATAGCCTTCAATGTATCGAAGGTGGGAAAGCAACCGTCCGCAGACGTTCGCAGTACGGCTTATAGAAAGGAATTAAATGTATCAGATTTTAACTTATCCACGGGATGGATACGATGAAACAGCTTTGAGTAAGGAATTGATTTACAAGCTGATTCGCAAGCACACGCAAGAGCACAGTCACTTGCAGAAATTGAAGAAATACTATTTGGGTGAGCATGCTATCTTGAATCACACGAGAAGGAATCAGAATGCACCGAATTACAAGACGGTAGCTAATCACGCTAAGGACATTGCAGACACGTCTACGGGCTACTTCATGGGCAATCCTATCAAGTATAACAATACGGCTGAGAGCGACATTGAACCTTTACTTGTAGCTTTTGACGGTGCTGAAATCGACCAAGTAGATACGCAAAACGCTTTGAACATGGCTATCTATGGACGTGCTTATGAGTACATCTATGCGAAGGAAGGACTGACTGAGCTTGATTCGACTAGCGTAGATCCTGAGAATGTATTTCTTGTTTACGATGATAGTATCGAACGCAAGGCCTTGTTTGCAGTCTATTACTACGAAATCAAAGATGACACGAAAGATGCTACTAAGTATCAAGCAGAAGTCTTTACTCAGAATCTGCATTATCACATCGTGTTGCGTGATTCCAGTATAGGGACTACACGAAACGAGCAAGTGGAACCTCACAATCTCGGACAAATCCCAATCATTGAGTATCGTAACAATCACTTTGCGATTGGAGACTACGAGCAACAAATCAGCTTGATTGATGCTTATAATTCGTTGATGGGTAACCGCGTCAACGATAAGGAGCAAGCAGTCGAGTCTATTCTTGTATTGTATGGTGCACAGTTGGCTGACAATCTGGAAGATGCCAGGGAAGCAATGAGTATCCTTGCTGAAGAAGGTCTTTTGGAATTGCCAGCAGATGCCAAGGCTGATTTCTTGAAGAACGCTCTGGACGAGAATGCAACTGAAATCTTGCGCAAGGCTTTGAAAGAAGACATCTACACATTCAGCCATGTGCCGAATTTGACAGATAAGAACTTCGCAGGCAATAGTTCGGGCGTAGCTATGGAATTCAAGCTGATGGGCCTTGAGATGATAACGAAGACGAAAGAAGCGAATTACAAGCGAGGTCTTAGACAGCGGATTGCTATCTTCGCTCACTACTTGGGCATGCAGCAGATTGCTCTTGAAGCACATTCAATCGTGCCACAGTTTAGCCGTGGATTGCCTAAGAACTTGCTCGAATTGTCACAGATTATCAATAATTTGGAAGGTAAGGTCTCACTTCGTCAGCTTATTTCACTCTTGCCATTCGTTGAAGATCCTGACGCTGAATTGGAAGAACTCGAAGAAGAGAAGGAAAAGAATAAGGACCGTGTGCCATTCTTTAACCAGGCTAACACGAAGCCAGACGAAGAGGTGACAGATGAAGAACGAGGAGTATTGGACCAAGAGGAAGGCTAATCTCATCTATGAGCAGATGGACAAGGCTGAGAAACAAGCAGATAAGTTTGACGAGATCTACAAGCAATCCAAATCCTATCTAGATAAGCAAATCAACAAGGTTTTTGATAAATTCCAGCGTGATTATGGATTGAGTGAGCGTGATGCTCGTCAGGTCCTAAAGAATATGAAAGACCAAAAGGACCTAAACGAACTTCGTAAGGTTCTTGAAGCTAGGCCAAATGACCCGAACATCCAACGATTACTTGCTGATTTGGACAGTCCAGCCTATGCCTATCGAATGAAGCGTTTAGAGCGTCTAAACGATGATTTAGACCGCATGCGTGAGTCGATTTATCACTCCGAGAAGACGGGCTCAGATGCCTTTTACAGCGACTTGATGAAAGACAGCTACTACAAGGCTACTTTTGACCTACAACAGCAAACGGGGCTAGCTTATAGTTTCTCTAATCTCCCTGAAACTGAAATCAAGCGTCTAAAGGCTCTTAAATGGACAGGAGAGGGCTATTCGGATAGGATATGGGAAAATACAGGGGCGCTCGCTTCAACTGTAAAAGACGAGCTCCTGATAAGTCTTATGGCTGGCCGAAGCGTAAGAGATACATCTCAAGCAATAGCTGAACGTTTTGAGGTTGGGCAGAATAAAGCTAGGCGCTTGGTTCGTACTGAGTCAGCATTTTTTCATAATCAAATGGAACTGCTCAGCTATGAAGATGCTGAAATCACCAAGTACAAATTTGTGGCAGTATTGGACAAGCGCACGTCACACATTTGCCAAGAGCATGATAACAAGGTCTATGATACGGACAAGGCTGTTCCTGGGGTGAACTATCCACCTCTACATCCATGGTGCAGGTCTACGACTATCGCACATGATGAGGACATCGATTACAGCAAGCTAGAGCGACGAGCGAGAAATCCCAAGACTGGCAAAGTCGAATATGTGCCTGCTGATATGTCTTATAACGATTGGTATAGTGAATATGTTGCAAAACCACGAGAGCGTGAGTTGAGTGGAGGGAAATTCGGGGCGAACTTAGATTATGTCCGAAGCGATGAATTTGTTGATAAATTAAAAAATCATCCAAAAACTTCGAATTTATCCGAATCTATTGCAAGGGTTTCAAGGCAGATACTGCAGCATAGAAACGGAACACAGTATGAAGACTACTATTTGCTTGATGCAGAGACAGGAAGAGTTGTTGCTTTAAGCAATAAAGCTAGAAAAATAAAAGGTGTAGTTTATAACAACCAAGTGAGAAAAGCTTTTAAAGAAAGCTCTGAACAAAGCCTTGTTTCAATTCACAATCATCCGTCAGGGTATCCACCATCGCTTAGCGACTTTGCATCGTTGCAACAACGGAGTAAAAATAACACCGTGAAATATGGGTTGACGATAGGTCATGACGGAAGTGTATACTGGTATTCAAAACCTAATAAACGGATACATAAAAAAGCTAATCAAGAATATGAGAATTTGATTGAAAAAATGATTAAATTAGGTTATACTGAAGTAAAAGCACAGGAAAAAACATTGACATTGTTTGCCGAAAAGTACGACTTTACTTTTGAAAGGATTGATTAGTTATGCCTTATACTTTGACAAAGGAAGAAGAGAAGTTTTGGCTTTCTCAACCCGATGAGATTACTATTCCTCCTATTGAGGAAATAGAAAAAAAATACGCAGGAGTAAGCGATGAAGAACTATGGCAAAGTATCAAAGATACTATTGCTAATTTATAACAATTAAGCACCTAGAGTAATCTAAGTGCTTTTTTCGTGCTCGGAAAGGAGTAACTGATGAATAAGTACAAAAAGTTGATAGAATTGATTGAAAATAACGGTCTTGAGATACAATCTAAGAAATGTTATGATCCACAGAGTGCTTGGCATGGTGAGGAGTTATGGATTGTTGATAAGAAGAAACAAAATAAAATTTTCGATTTGTCACTTAATGGCTATTGTTTCAATGACAATTCTGTCGAGAAAGCTATTGAAGAAGTCGAGAAGTATCTATTATTGAAAAAAATGGATACGTTTGATGATTTCAAAAAATGGGTGGAAAAGAATGCTAAGCCTCAAAAATGATGCGTAGAAAGGAGTAAAACATGTTCATCTGGGAATGGGTATCAATCGCTTTCGGGTGGTTGGTATTTTTGTTGCTGGTATCTTTTATCTTTTTGTTTATGAAAAATTTAAACAAAGAGCTTAAAAACAGAAAGTAGGTGATCCAACATCTTGACTGGCAGGAATAGACTGCTATCTATATCGAATTTCTAACCGTATGGAATCCCGTACGGTTTTTATATTGTCCGAGCATTGACGACACTAAAAGCCATGGAATTATATAGTCGGGGACGACTTTAAAAATAGGAGGTTCGCAATGAACGAAGAAACACAAGTAGCCGAAACGGTTGAAGAACAAAAGGTACCTGCAGAACCTACACCACAACCGCAAGACGAGAAGAAGTACACCGATGCAGAAGTTGATGAAATCATCAATAAGAAATTTGCAAAGTGGAAATCAGAGCAAGAAGCAAAGGAAAACGAAGCTAAGAAGCTTGCCAAGATGAACGCTGACGAGAAGAAAGATTATCAGCTGAAACAACTTGAGCAAGAACTAGCCAATCGTGAACAAGCGATTGCTCGCAAGGAATTGACCGCAGAAGCTAAGGCAATGCTAAGTGAACGTGGCTTACCAGTTGAATTAGTGGGCGTGGTTGATTTATCAAATGCTGAAGCTGTGACTGAATCAGTTGCAAGTATTCAGAAAACGTGGGAGGATGCAGTCCAGAAAGGCGTATCCGAACGCATGAAAGGTAGCGCACCTATTAAGACTGCGCCAACAAATCAGCAAGAAGTCATCGAAAAATGGAAAAAAGACTTTTTGCGCTAGAAAATTAAAAAATGAGGTAAAAATAAATGGCATTTGAAGCATTAAACACAGCAGAATCACGCAAGAAACACCTTGGAATTATCGAGGATGTCCTTGCGGTAAATTCATACGCAACACCACTCTTGACACCAACTGAAGCAGTGACTCTAAACGGTCGCTCTTTTACAGTTGCAACAGGTAACACAACCGAGCTAAAAGACTACAAACGTAACAAAGACAATGAATTTGACCATGTTGAAGTTGAAGAAAAGGTCTACACTCTTGAAGAAGAAAAATACTGGGGTCGTTTCGTTGACCAGTTGGACGAACGTGACTCGAATGGTCAAGTAAATATTGAGTACGTAATTGCTCGTCAGGCTGCTGAGGTAGTCGCTCCATATCTTGATAAACTTCGTTTTGATGCAGCGCTCGGAAACGTAAGTGACAATGTGGTCATGGGTAAAACGGCAGGAGCGAACAACGCATACAATGCGGTTCTTGATGTTTCTGAGAAATTGGATGAACTTGGAATCACTAAAGAACGCTTGCTCTTCGTGACACCAAGTTTCTACAAAGCTATCAAGTCTGAAATCGTACGTTTGCCACAAGGTGACGCAGACAAGAGGGTTCTTGGCAAAGGATACGTTGGCGAATTGGATGACTACACAGTCTACAAAGTACCTTCTAAATTCTTGCCAAATGTTAACGCCCTTGCAACTGCTCCTGGTGTCGTTACATCACCAATTCAAATTGACAATACCAAGTACAATGACAATGTACCTGGGCGCTTTGGTGAATTGGTAGAACAATTGCTCTACACTGGAGCGTATGTTCTTGAACATTTCCAAAAATACATCATCACAATTGCAGATACCAAGCCAGCTGCTAAGGAATCAGCTCAAGGTAAGACAGTGAACCGTGCTAAAAAATGGACGACTGGAAAAGCCTACAAAGAAGGTGACACAGTAACGCACGAGGACAAGGTCTACGTTGCAGTTAAAGAGATTTCAAACTCAATAACTGCGCCGGACTCTGACTCAGCTAACTGGAAAGTCAAGAAATAAGGTCTGAGCTATGAAAGTCAGAGTCAAACAAGCTTTCAATGACTGGCAAGCGAAAGTGAGACGACATGAGAATGATGTTTTTGGGATGACAGACGAGCGTTTCAACGAATTGTCACACAATCTCAAGAGTGAGTTCTCAGTCAATATCGCAGATGTTGTCGAGATCATTGACGAAAACGAAATCCAAGGAGACGAGACGACTCCTTACGACTAGGAGGTCTTATGGAACTTGAAAAACTAAAACAATTAACGGGCGAGAGTGACGAAACAGTCCTCTCGTCTTTACTATTAAGGGCCGAAAATATCATTTTATCTGAAACAAACCGAGAGAAGCTGACGCCAGCGCTCAAAAGACTACTACCGGAACTTGCAATTGAGCTCTACAACCGTTCTGGAAGCGAGGGAGAGCAGTCTAGGAGTGAAGGTGGTATATCTGTCACATATGCAGAGTCAGGCTTGTCTACGGGCCTTTTACAGCGTATTCGGATGCATCGGTTAGCGAGGGTGGCAGGTCATGTTTTTGAAAAAGAATAGACTGAAACCATATAACCTCAAGCGGTTCAAGAAAACCGTAACGAATGAGGGAGTCGCTAAAGAGGGATATGCGGACGAGGTTGAAGAAGTAAGACTTGAGTTGTGGCCAGCGACTAGCAAGCTACAATCTGAGATTTACGGTGACCGTGTCAATGATATCTTGAATGCGAATGCGAGCAAAGATGCGGATATCAACGTAAAAGATGGTGTTTGTATCGATAGCAAGACAGACGTCACGCATCGTGTTATTTCAAAGAAAGTATACAGTCATCATCAAGTTTTGGAGTTAGAGCGTGTCAGGTTTAATCGGAGCAGATAGCTTAATCGCTAAATGCCGTAAGTTATACGGTGCGAAGAGTAACGAGATAGTAGGACAAGCGGTCTTGCATGCTGCTAAAACAGTCGTACAAGCTGAAGCAAAACTCAGGGCGCCCGCGAATGAGGGTGAGTTGAGAAATAGCATCAGAGTTAGGCTGAAAGTAAACGGCAACAAGATATCGGGCGAAGTCTTCACGAACTCAGACCATGGCGCCTATGTCGAACTTGGAACGGGTCCGAAAGGACAAGAGAATCATTCTGGTATATCTCCAGAAGTAAGCGTGTCTTATCGGTCTAGTCCTTGGTATGTGCACGAAGACCAAATCAATGTAGGGCCTTACCACTTTGCGAAGAGGGGGGAGTTCTACAAAATGTATGGTCAGCCTGCACAACCTTACTTGTATCCTGCTTTGAGAGATAACCATGACCGTGTATCGAGAAGCGTTTCAAAATACGTTAGCAGAAAGATAAGAGAACAGATAAAATGATTAACATCAAGCCTTTGATTTACAAAGAATTGCAAAAGGTCGCAGATAATGTGACCGATACTTATCCAGACGATTGGGAGAATGTCCCAGTCGTCATTTTTTTGGAAGAACAGAATAAACCAGGTGAATGGTTCGATGATCAAGAGAAGAAGTCGCATATCCGTTATAAGGTGGATATCTTTGACAAAGATAGCACGAGCGATTTAGCGGTCAAAATCAATGAAATCTTCGCATCTTTAGGGTTGCGAAGGACAGATTGTCAGGATGTACCTGATCCGTCGCATTTGCGTCACAAGTTGATGCGCTTCGAGGGAATCGTTGACCTGAATTCACAATTGGTTTATCAGTATAGAATGGAGAACTAAAACATGTTAGCAAACGGAATTAAGCTTGCTTTTAGTAAAACTAAAAGCGATTATCAAAATCTTGTAGGTTTGAAAGAAGTACCTGAATTTGGTATTGAACCTGAAAAAGTCGAGAATACAACTCTTGCAGACAAGGTTAAGAAATATGAATTTGGTATTGGTGATGCTGGGGAACTTGAGTACAAATTCGCTTATGACAACACAACTGCCACTTCACCTTATCGTGTCTTGCGTAATGCTGCAGACAACAAGGAGAAACTCTACTTTGAACAAACCTACCCAGACAACACCAAGGTTACTTTTGAAGGTCAAGTGTCCGTTAAATTGGGCGGTGGCGGAGTGAACTCCGTTATCGAATTCACGCTCAAGATTGCATTACAGTCTGAACTTGCATTCACAGACGGAATTGGAGGTTAATAGATGGCTCTACCATACGCAACTTGGAAAGTCAGTGAGGATAAGGAGTTGAAGCTCCGCCTCACATCCTTGCAAGCGACCAAAGTTGAAGAAAAAATCGGAGCGAACTTGCTCAAGGTATTCATGCCATCTGAGGGAGAAGCCTTTGCTTTGCCACCCCTAAAAGTCATGTTGCTTTTGACCCATGGAGCGCTTCAAAAATTCGAGCATGGATTCTCATTTGAAGATGTATCTGACCTTTATGACGATTATGTCGATAACGGTGGGGATCAAGCAGCATTCATGGCAGATGTTATCTTGCCAATGCTTCAAGTTTCGGGTTTTATGCCACGGGAGAAAGCAAGCAAAAAAACTCCCAAGAAATCAAAAGCCAAAATGGAAGTAGTCGATTAGAACAGACTACGGTTACATCAGTAAAAGAAATGGTTGAGAGGTTATACCCGATGTTTTTGGACATTGGGGGCAAGCCTCTCGATTTTTGGGATTTAACGGTGCTTGAAATCAGAGACATGATTGAAAGTTATAATCGTGTCACAATTCAAAAACAAAAAGAAAAAATCATTGAATCTTACAGACTTTCGCAGATGATAGCAAATAATGTATCTATGCTGCTTTCAAAAGATGCTAAACCACTTGAAGTATGGGATTATGCTCCTGAACTTTTTGAAAAAGAAAAAGAGCAGGTCGAACAAGCGAGATTGGCTCAAGAATTGAAATTGCATCAGGAACGCATGCGCATGTTTGCTGAAAGTCACAATCGAAAAATGAAAATGAAAGGAGAATAGATGGGAGTTACTCTCGACGAGCTCAAGGTTATGATTGACGCTGAAATCGCACCTTTCAAAAATAAAATGAAAGAAGTCGAAAACAAGGTCAAAGATGCCTCTAACAAAGTACAGTCATCAACCGACAAAATCAAGGCGCAGTCTGGCTCAATGCTGGGTGTGTTTGGTAAGCTAGCCAAATTTGCAGGATTTGCGTACCTTGGCAAGAAGTTGCTTGATGTCGGCATGTACTCAACGCAGATGGCTCTTGAGGTTACAGCATCGATTAACCAAATCAAGCGTCAAATGGGCGAGAGCTCACAGACATTCTTAAAATGGGTAAATGATAACGCAAACGCTATGAACATGGGCGTTGGTGAAGCGACAAAATACGGGGCAGTGTATTCAAACCTATTTTCTGGCTTTATCAAAGACTCAAACAAGTTGAGCGCCTACACTGCTAAGATGCTTCAGACATCTGCAGTAGTTGCAGAGGGTTCAGGTCGTAGCATTACAGACGTTATGGAGCGGATTCGCTCTGGTTTGCTAGGGAATACGGAAGCGATAGACTTTTGTCGCACCGCTTAGAAATAGGCGGATTAAGAACTTACCAAAATCGGTAGAACTCTAAATTTTAAGTAATTAAAACATGACGATACCGAGGTAAACTAAGCAATTAAAAAGGTTTAGTCACCGTAGAGCATAGGGATTGAACCTGTGCTTTTTGTTTTGTCAAAAAGTATAGAATAAAATATCCCCACGAGTGGTAAGCGCCTAAACAATTCGGTTGTAGGTGAAAATATATGCCGAACTTACAAGAAATTGTAAGAAGTATGGATAAAAAGCCATGCGATAACACTATTGAGAAGACCTAGGCATCAACGTCAATGTGGCCATGATTCAATCTACCGAAGCATTCAAGCGTTTTGCAAACGGCCAAAGTTGGGACCAACTAGATTATCAAACCCAGCAACAAATCCGTCTTATGGCGATTTTGGAGCAGGCGACCGCTAAATACGGAGATACACTATCAAACTCTGTAAACGGTAGTATCAGTCTATTCAAGTCGTTGCTGAAAGACTCTGCTCTTAATATCGGTAACGCATTCTTGCCTATTATAAACGCGATTATGCCAGTCTTGAACTCGTTTGCTATGGTATTGAAGAATGTGACAGCTAAACTCGCTGAGTTTATCGCCTTAATGTTCAACAAGAAAGCGACTGTAAAAGACGGTGTAGCTGGTGCGGTCGGCGATATGAACGGAGCCTTACAAGATGCAGCAGGAGGCGCAGGCGACCTCGCTGATGCCATGGACGACGCAGACGATGCGTCTGGTGGTCTAGCTGACAATCTCGGAGATTCTGCCAAAAATGCTAAAAAAGCAGTCAAAGAATTGCTTGGTTTAGCTGGATTTGATGAAATCACGCTCTTGAACAAGAAGGACGATTCGGACGACGGAGGCTCTGGCGGTTCAGGCGGCGGTGGAGGCAAAGGTAAGAAAGGAAAAGGCGGTAGCGGACCTTTCAAAGACATCTTGCCAGAAATAGCTTTAACTGATATGGACAACCAATTCAAGAGCATTTTCGACGGCCTTGGAGATAAGCTGAAAGGTTTAACAGACCTCTTTAGCAAAGGCTTCACTGCTGCATTCAGAGCCGAAGGTTTAGAACGCATTAAGATTGGTCTTGGTCAAATCAAGACTACACTTGAAGAAATCGCAACTGATCCACGAGTGGTCAATGCATTTAATGGCATGACCGAGAAAATCGCTTATGCGCTAGGGCAAATTGCGGGCTCTATCGTAACGGTCGGAATTGGCATTGGTGTCTTTCTTGCCGAAAGCATAGCAAACGGTCTAGGGCGCCAAAAAGAGCGTATTATTCGTTCTCTAGTGGCTCAATTTGAGAATACGGGCAATATGTTTACCTCAGCTGGAAACATCGCTCAGGCGTTTGCAGATGGCTTTTATGACGTCATAACATCGACTGGCGCTGTTCGTATCGGAAGTTCGATTGTGTCTGCTGTTTTAGCTATTCAAGCTGGCATCGTGGAGATTGGTTTCAAACTCGGCGGTGACCTACTAAAAGGCATCGAGGGAATTGTCACAGATAATATGCCTAGCGTTGCTGAGGCTTTTTCAAATGCATTGTCTGCAATTGCTCCAATTTTCGAGAGCGCAGAAAAAGCAATCAATGACTTGTCAGACTCAATCAGTCGTGTGTATGATAATTACATTCGCCCATCGATTGAATCATCAACGAAAGCTATATCAGGCATTATTGGTTTGTTTGTAAACGGGTGGAACAATCACATCCAACCCGTTATAGAGAAACTCGGTCAAGGTTTTTCGGATACAATTGGCAAACACATTTCTCCATTTATTCAAAAAATTTTGGAGATGGTCGCAAGTTTCCAAGAAATGTCACAAGTCATCACTGCCTACGTTGCACCAGTAATTGGTTTTATCGTTGAGGAATTGACGAGAGTTCTAGCTCCAACTCTTGAATATATCGGAGAAGTCTTTCGTGTATTATTCAACACGGTTGCTGATATATTCGGAGGCATAGCGGACTTTGTTAAGGGTGTATATGACATCATCACTGGCATTCTCACAAGTGATATGGATAAGATTTTTGATGGTTTCACCGAAACGGGCGATGCTATCATGAACATCTTATCAGCACTTCTCACAGCTTTGTTAGATTTAACAGTAGCAGTTTTGAAAGTTATCTGGGATACGATTGTAGCAATCTTCCAAGCGATTTGGGACGGTATCGTTGCCATCTTCACACCGATTGGCGAATGGTTTGCAGCGCGTTGGATTGATATCACGGTTGCTTTAGCGAATGTCGCAGTTTGGATTGGGAACATGTTTCAAAAGGCGTGGGACGCCCTAACAAATGTATTCTCTTCAATCGGCACCTGGTTTGGTGAGCGTTGGAACGATGTAACGACTGCGCTTGCTAATGTTGCTACGTGGTTTGGTAACATCTTCAGTAGCGCATACGAAGCAGTCACGAACGCTTTCAGCTCGATTGGGAGCTTCTTCTCAGGAGTTTGGGAAACAGTCAAGAACATCTTCGTGAACGCTGGTCAAATGGTCGGTAGCGCAGTAGGTGGCGCATTCAAGAGCGCAGTCAATGCGGTTCTTGGCACGATTGAAAATGTAGTCAATGGTTTCATCGGAATGATTAACGGAGTTATTGGTTTAATTAACAAAATTCCGGGTGTATCTCTCGGTAGCGTTGGCTATGTAAGTCTACCTCGATTGGCTCGTGGTGGTATCGTCGATAGTCCGACAGTAGCTATGATTGGTGAAGCTGGTAAAGAGGTCGTCATGCCTCTTGAAAATACTGGTTTCTTGCAGACGATGGGACGCATCGTAGGCGGTGCTGTAGTCAATGCCTTGGGCGGTGGTTTACCACAATCTGGAGGCTTCAGCGGTAGTGGTGACATCGTCATCATGATTGGCGGTAATGAGTTCGGTCGTGTGGCCATCCAAGAAATCAATCGAGAACAAGAACGTGCAGGACAAGTCTTGCTTAACATTTAAGGGGAGGTAAAATGGCACGTTTAATTATCAATGGGCTGGCTGTTAAGCCTCCCAAATCTTTTCAAGTCGGTATCCAAGACATCGACGGAGATACCGGTCGTAATGCTAACGGAGACATGGTTCGTGACCGTATCACGACAAAGCGAAAATTAGATTGTGAATGGGGCATGCTGACTCAAGATGAAATGAGTCAGCTTTTAAATGCCGTATCGTCTGAATTTTTCACGGTCTCTTATCCAGATCCCATGGTTGGTCAAACAACTAAAACATTTTACGTTGGAGACAGAACGGCTCCAAGTTATTCGTTTACAAACGAGCTCAAGCCATGGTCGGGCGCTAAATTTAATCTGATAGAAAGGTAAGGGGGTAGAACATGGATATATTCAGACGTAGGAAATTCGATGAAGCAATGTTTGCTAGGAACCGTACTCTTGCTATCAGAGTAGGACAGTATCAGTCAAGTGATATCAAAGAGGCTAGCTTTGATTATGGCTATATAAAGAGTGATGCTTACAAGCCGGGCGGAACATGCGCTGGCAGTGGTAAAATCATCTTTTCTAGCATCATTACCACTTTCAATAAACTAGATAAGATTTACCCTGAAATCGGTCTTTTGGTCGATGGAACCTATGAATGGGTCAAAATGGGCGAATACTTCATCAATGATATTGAGATTGACCGGAACCGTAAAACGACCAAGCTCGACCTTATGGACGGGATGTTTAAGCTCAATCGTGAACACATCACATCTCTGACCTATCCTGCTGAAATTAGACAAGTTATCAAAGAGATTTGTCTAAAAACGGGAGTCGAGCTAGCAAACGAGAACATGGATTTAACATCCATGAATTACCAAATTGAGAAAATTCCCCCTGAGAAAAAAATGACATTCAGAGATGTTTTGAGCCTAGCATCTCAAATGCTTGGGATGTCTTGCTTTTTCAATCGAGAAGGCAAACTCGAAATTAAGGAATTGACAGATTCGGGGATCACGATTACAGCAGATAGCTATTTCATGCATGGATTGACCAAGAGTGAAATCGAGTATCGAATTGCTGGGATAACCTGCAAGAAAGATAAAGAGACACTCACGGTTGGTCTGCGTACGGGTCGCTCGTTAGAACTTGAAAATCGGTTCATGTCTCAATCGATTTTGGATAATCTTTATCAAAACATCAAAGATATTCACTATCATCCATATAACTTGAATTATCAAGGGCATTTATTGCTAAATGTGGGTGAATGGGTGACTATTAAGACAAATACGGGTGAGAGTTTCAAATCTCCAGTATTAAGCCAGTCATTCACATTCAAAGGTGGTCTGCGTGGTCGTATCAGCGCAGATAGTAAAGCTGGGAATGATGCGCAGTATTCGTACGCAGGAACACTCACGAAGAAGATTGAACAATTCAACGAATTTGAGAAGCAACTTCAAAACCAATTTGAAGAGGCGGACAGAGGTCATGACCAAAAGGTCGAAAAACTCAAAAGCGACTTTGACGAGCAAATAAAACTAGCCAAGGCGAAAGCCGAAGAGGTCAAGCAAAGTCTAACAGAGACAATCGACCAACGTTTCAGAAATTTTGATAGCGCAGGTCTGCGTGAGGCTAAGCAAAAATCAGACGAAGCCTTAACGAAAGCGGGTGCTAGTGCCTTACTTGCTGAAGAAGCCAAGCGCATCAGTGAGCAAGCGAAAGACGGGATTGAGAAAGCTAAAGAGTCGTTTTTGGATAGTTTTAAAGCAAATTCTGCCGAACTCGACATTCTAAATGACCGTCTCAAGAAGTTCAGACTTGACCACGCTGAGTTTCGCAGGTCTACAAAAGAAGACATCAAAGGTCTGACTGAGTCTTTCACAAAATTAGGCTCTGATACAAAGAGCGATATCTTAGCGACCAGGACTGAGTTTCAAAAGACCGCAGAGGGCTTCACGCAGCGATTTGATAGCATTACATCTCAACTAGATAATAAGGCTAACTTGCTTGACTTTCAGCGTGTACAAGAAACGAGCAAGCTCTATGAGCGCATCATCGGCAGTAGCGAGTCTGACATTACTGAGAAGGTCGCTCGCATGACCCTGACTAATCAGCTTTTTCAAGTTGAAGTCGGCAAATATGCCAACGTAGGTGGCCCTAACATGCTCCGAAATTCGAGAGCGGACGACGGTCTGAAATATTGGACAGAAGCGAATGGTCGTTTGAGTTTTACGTCTCACCCGTTCTATTTTAACGGTCAAAAGCGTATGTTTGAATTGCGACCAGGCGCAGTCGTTAAAAGCCCACGTTTCATCGTGAAACGAAATGCAGACTACATCTTCAATATTTTGGCGTTCGATAATAACTCAAAATATTTCAGGGTTTATTTCTGCAAGCGCGTAAAAGGTTCTGTCTCGGATTATCAAGAGAAAACACTGATTTTCAATGGTCAGCCTCGGTGGGTTGACGGAGCAGTATTCGATAATGGTAGCACAGTCAAAAAATCCGTTACATTTAATGTTGGTAATTTTGACGAGGGCTATCTTCAATTCGAATACGACCGGAACAACACAAATAAGTGGGGCGGTCTGTTCATGACTGAGCTTGATTTTTATGAAGGTACTACTGACCGTAAATGGCAGCCTGCTCCCGAAGATGCGACTCTTGAGACAGACAAGACGCTTGAAGCTACTCAAACAAAAATGACTCAGCTTGCTGGCTCATGGGCAGTTCAGAACATCAATAACGCAGGCGATTTGGTTTCAGGTCTCAATCTTGGAGCCAATGGTCACAATCGACTTGATGGGAAATTGACCCATATCACTGGCGAAACCTTGATTGATAATGCAGTCATTAAATCTGCCATGATAGACAAGCTTAAAACTGCCAATTTTGAAACTGGCTCAGTGACCACAGCTATTCTAGATGCCGAATCCGTAACAGCCGATAAATTGAGGGTTGACCAAGCACTCTTTAACAAACTGTTAGCTAATGAAGCGTACTTGAATCAGTTATTTTCAAAGCAAGCATTCATCAATCGTGTGCAGAGCGTAAGTATTGATGCAAGCCAAATCAGAGCTGGAGTTCTGATGGGCGCAAGTATTACCTCGCTTGATGATTCAATGCGAATCGACACGAATAAAAAAGAATTTTACTTGAACAACAATACATTGTTTACATTTTTCGACCAAAAAGAAGGAATGCATTCTTTTATTGGAACTGGTAGTCGAGCAGTTAACGGTAGTGGTTCTGGAATTTTGATTGGAACAGGTTTAGACAGTGGATCCACGAGTCAACTTAGAAATAACACTAGCAATCGTGATTTGTGGTCGGCGAGAGATGGAATGAGTAGTAGTCTTTTGATTGGGTCAAAGAAAAACGGAAACGGGCAAGCGTGGATTACAACGAATGGAGGTATTTATCTTTCAGCAAGCAAAAGTAAAAATGAAACAGGGGCGGAATTACGACTCGGAGATGTTTTAGGACGTCACTTCGAAAATAAAGCAGTTCTAACTGCTGATGATGTGCTCATCAGCTCTAGTAATTCTAGGATTTATTCAAGCGGAAAAATGGAAATCACTGGAGGAACTGGTTCGCGTCTGAAAACTAGTACTGTTACAACAGACAACTTGTATCTCAAAAATAAGGATTTAGTCGCTTATTTCAACAATTTAGCCGATTTCGTTGTAAGAATCGCTCAAAATGCAGGATGGTCAAACGTAGGTAATTACAAAATTTAAGAAAAGGATGAAAAAATGAACTCAACAGAAGAAAAAATTATAAGCGAATTATCGTTTCAAATTGCACAATTTAACTTTGAGAAAACGAAAGCTAAAATCTTGTATGATGAAGCAATTCAAGAGCTAGGATTTTTGAAATCAGTCCTAGAATCAAACGATGAACTCAAAGCTAAATTTGAAGAAGTGAAAGGAAAAGTGACAAATGGCAATTAACAATTATGAACTAGTGAATAAGCCTTACACAAGAGGTTTGGGAGATAGCACGGTTACAGTCGTTGAGATTCGTCTATCGGATGGCACCCGTTACAGCACAAACATGCGTGAGCTTGCAGGAGACCGCACGTCGGAGCAAGAGGACGTCTTGATTCAAGCGGTGCTGGATATTATCAAGGCTGAGTTAGATCCAGGCTCTGCCATCGTGAAGGCGCAAGCTAAGCTTGAAGAGGCTGAGCATAAAATCGCTGAGAATGCAAACAAGCAAAATGAACTCTCTGAACTCGTTAAACAGACTCAAGAGAACGCTCGCTTGAGTGGCAAATTGCTTCATATCATGGTCTTGAACTCAGTTATGAGCAAGAACATTGCTTATGGGACTACTTACAAAGAGTTAGTTGAACTCATCCCACTTGCTGAAATTGGCAAAACGTATATGGCAAATGACCTTATCACTATTGAGGATTCTAGCCATGTTGAAGTAAATGGCGAAGGCAAGCGTATCTTGATTCATTTGAATAAGGAATTTACTTATAACGGTGAACCAGTCAGCGCATTTGCTACAAATGGCGCCCTCGAGCAAAACGGAACGGGTGTCGCTTGGAAATTTGAAGGTAAAGAATAGGGGTGCTTATGCAAATCGAATTTTTCCATTTTTTTCGTAGCGTAGTCCAGACTGAAGACGGCCTGGTCTTGTACGCTCTAGCACTGATCGTTTCAATGGAAATCATTGATTTTTTAACTGGAACGATTGCTGCTATTGCAAACCCTGACATTGAGTATAAGAGCAAAATCGGCATTAATGGGCTCCTTCGTAAGATTTTAGGGGTCCTTTTGCTGATGATCCTCATTCCGATGTCTGTACTCTTGCCTGAAAAGACAGGTTTCGCATTCTTGTACTCGATCTATCTCGGATACATCGCATTTACTTTTCAATCACTCATTGAAAATTACCGCAAACTAAAAGGAAATGTCACTCTTTTTCAGCCAATTTTAAAAGCGTTTCAGCGCTTGTTTGAAAAAGATGACGACAAAAATAAAGGAGAATAACACATGTCACAATTTAACGAAATCATTATTGCATTTGCTACAGGCTTTTTAGCAGTAGCCACAGGCAGTATCATCAAAGCAGTAAAAGATTACCTTTTGCGCAAAGGCGGAGAGAAGACAATTAAGATTGTTGAAATCTTGGCTAAAAACGCAGTCAATGCCGTGGAGCAAGTCGCTTCTGAAACTGGCTATAAGGGTGAAGAGAAGCTGGAGCAAGCACGCACTAAAATCCGTGCTGAGCTTACCAAATACAATATCAGCATGACCGATAAAGACTTAGACACATTCGTCGAGTCAGCGGTCAAGCAGATGAATGAAGCCTGGAAAGGAGAATAATAATGGATATTGATACAAGTAGACTAAGAACTGACTTACCGCAAGTTGGAGAGCAACCCTATCGTCAGATTCACGCTCATTCAACGGGTAACCCCAACTCAACAGCCCAAAATGAAGCAGACTACCACATGCGCCGTCCTGTTGATTCAGGATTCTTCTCACATGTCGTCGGTAACGGCCGTGTGATGCAGACCTGGTATACAGACATGGGGGCCTACGATGTAGGAGGTGGCTGGAACGTTGAAGGATACGGCCAAGTTGAGCTTATTGAAAGTCATGAAACCAAGGAAGAGTTCATGCGTGATTATAAGCTCTATGTTGAGCTTTTGCGGAACCTTGCTGATGAAGCAGGTATCCCTAAAACACTGGACTCTGACAGTCTAGCAGGTATCAAGACACATCAATACTGCACATATAATCAACCTCGAAACTACTCTGACCATGTTGACCCTTATCCTTATTTGGCTAAATGGGGCATCAGCCGTGAGCAGTTCAAGAAAGACATCGAAGGCGGTCTATCTGAAGCTGGTTGGAAACAAAATGGCACTGGCTGGTGGTGGGAGGAGTCAGATGGCTCTTATCCTACAAACCGCTGGAAACAAATCAACAACGAATGGTTCTACTTTGATGACCATGGCTATTGCTTAATTAACCGTTGGTTTAATGATGGCAAAGACTGGTTCTACCTCGACAAGCGTGGCGCAATGGTCACAGGGTGGATGTTCCTTAATAATCGCTGGTATTTCTTCAAGTCAGATGGGCGCATGTCTAAGGGATGGGTAAAATATCGAGAAACCTGGTACTTCATGGAAGAAAAAGACGGGTACATGCTCTCTAAACAATTCGTCAAGTCTGGCGATGGCTGGTACTATTTGAAAGCTAACGGTGAACTTCACACAGATCCAGCATTCAAAACTGAACCAGACGGGCTTATCACTGTCGTCGATAAACCAAAAGAAGAAAAATAAAATAGAAAGGAAATTCTAAAATATTGTTCTAATTGTAACCGCAGGCTTATGCTTGCGGTTTTTTGTTTGCTCTGAAAGTACTTTCTAAAATAAAAAATCTTTAATTTTTTTGTGTTTAATGTTGACATAAGTCAACGAATGTGCTATAATATAATCAAGATAAAGAAAGGGAGAGCGAAGAGCTCTCACGGTAAAACAAAATGAACACATACAAAGAACAACTTCAAGAACTTCAACAATTCGCATTCGATATCATCAAGGAATATCCAATCGATAAAGAAGCAGCGAATGTACTTGCTGAACTTGCTAATGCAAACAATCAAGATCGTATCAAATTCTTTGAATTAAACAAAGGTGAAGATACAGGAAGAGTATTTCACGCTTTGGCAGCAAGTGGTTCAGTCGCTCAATAGCTTGAAGACTATGCTTTAGTAGCATACATCAACGACTAAGAGGTAACTAGATGAAAATTGATACGAAAAAGGTAGAGATGGTCTTGATGGATGAGACCATCCCTGCCAACCTCTTTGAAAAAGAGTTAGGGATTTCGCGTTCAGCAGTTACCAGGCTGCGAAAAGGAGAACGTGAGTTTAAAAATTTTACAATTGATACTGCTGAAAAAATTCAAAGATGGATTGACAAAAAATGAAGCTTGATTTGACAGGGAATAAATACGGCCGTCTGACTGTTCTTGGCGACGTTGGTAAAAGAACTGGACGAGGAAGAATTCTTTGGCATTGCCTTTGTGAATGCGGACGAGTTACTTTCGTTCGTGCTGACCATTTAAAAAATGGCTCAACAACCTCTTGTGGTTGCTTGAACAAAGAGAAGAAGCATGAACGTTTCAAGGATTTGACGAATACTGAAACAGATAATTTCAAAATTATTGATAGAGCGTACTCGAAAAATCAACGTGTTTACTGGAATTGCATTTGCAAGCATTGCGGGAATCACATCGAATTACAAAGCAATCAGATTGAGCGATATTCTAGTTGCGGATGCAAGCACAATTGCAGTACAAAAGAGCGAATGGCTGAAATTCGAGACCCTGAATCATTAAAAACAAATAGACCAACCGCAAAAAGTACGACTGGAGTTCGTGGTGTCTACTACAACAAACGTAAAAAGAGATATGTTGCTTATATCAATGTTGACAAAAAAACAAAATACTTGGGTAGTAGTGTAGACTTGAAAGAAGCAGCAGATATCAGACGCAAAGCTGAAATTGAATATGGATATAAAGAAAAACAGTGATTTTTTCACTGTTTTTTCTTTTTTATACGAATAGATAAGTAGGAGGAAGAAAAAATGAACATTTTGAAGATTAAAATTGCAAGTATAGAGCAGACCGATTTGGGGTTTGAGCATTGGGTAGATGTAACTTACCAGGTGCCGATTTTGAAAAATGAGTATACAGTCAAGCTGTTATTATTCATGGAATGCAAGATAGAGGACCAAGAAGTGATTGAGTACCTGGTATCGACTTGGAAGTATCGTGATCTCGTGCTGCACTCGGTGCGGATGTATGAGATGGAACGAGAAGGTACGTGACTGTAAAAATCATTTTTTATGTATTTTGCTCTAACTAATCATGATCGGGCGCTTGACGTCTACACCAGAATTGCACAAAACCAACAATGACAAGTCAGTAGCGCGAGCAACTATCGCTGTGAATCGTCGTTACAAAGACCAAAACGGTGAACGTGAAGCTGACTTTGTCAATCTGGTTCTTTGGGGAAAATTGGCTGAAACCTTGGCAAGCTACGCAACTAAAGGTAGTCTTATCTCTGTGGATGGAGAACTTCGTACTCGTCGCTTTGAGAAAAATGGCCAGATGAACTATGTGACTGAAGTCCTTGCCACAGGATTCCAACTTTTGGAAAGCCGCGCCCAACGTGCTATGCGTGAAAATAACGCTGGACAGAATTTGGCAGATTTGGTCTTGGAAGAGGAGGAATTGCCATTTTAATACTCTTCGAAAATCTCTTCAAACCACGTCAGTTTCACCTTGCCGTAGGTATAGGTAACTGACTTGGTCAATCTTATCTACAACCTCAAAACATTGTTTTGAGCTGACTTCGTCAGTTCTATCTACAACCTCAAAGCAGTGCTTTGAGCAACCTGCGGCTAGCTTCCTAGTTTGATCTTTGATTTTCATTGAGTATAAACATTGAAAAGTCTGAGTTGGTCTCAGGCTTTTTATCTTGCCAAAGTCAGACTTTTTTCTTGACTATTTCTGACCAAGTGATACAATAGAACTATGAATTAGCACTCATATATAAAGAGTGCTAATAATATGTAGTTTATCATGGAGGAAAACAGATGTTGAAACCATTAGGAGACCGTGTGGTCTTGAAAATCGAAGAAAAAGAACAAACTGTTGGAGGCTTTGTCCTTGCGGGCTCAGCCCAAGAAAAAACAAAAACAGCCCAAGTTGTAGCTACTGGACAAGGGGTTCGTACCTTGAACGGTGACTTGGTTGCTCCAAGCGTTAAGGCTGGAGACCGTGTCTTAGTTGAAGCCCACGCTGGTATTGATATCAAAGATGGCGATGAGAAGTACATCATCGTTGGCGAAGCTAACATCTTGGCAATCATTGAAGAATAGAAGGAGAAAGTAAGTATGTCAAAAGAAATTAAATTTTCATCTGATGCTCGTTCAGCTATGGTCCGTGGTGTCGATATCCTTGCAGACACTGTTAAAGTAACCTTGGGACCAAAAGGTCGTAATGTCGTGTTGGAAAAATCATTTGGCTCACCACTCATCACCAATGACGGTGTTACTATTGCCAAAGAAATTGAACTAGAAGACCATTTTGAAAATATGGGTGCCAAATTGGTATCAGAAGTAGCTTCAAAAACCAATGATATCGCAGGTGACGGAACGACAACTGCAACTGTTTTGACTCAAGCTATCGTACGTGAAGGAATCAAGAACGTCACAGCAGGTGCCAACCCAATCGGCATTCGTCGGGGGATTGAAGCAGCAGTTGCTGCTGCAGTAGAAGCCTTGAAAAACAATGCCATCCCTGTTGCCAATAAAGAAGCCATCGCTCAGGTTGCTGCTGTATCTTCTCGTTCTGAAAAAGTCGGCGAATACATCTCTGAAGCCATGGAAAAAGTTGGCAAGGATGGAGTCATCACCATTGAAGAGTCACGTGGTATGGAAACAGAACTTGAAGTCGTAGAAGGAATGCAGTTTGACCGCGGTTACCTTTCACAGTACATGGTGACAGATAGCGAAAAAATGGTGGCAGACCTTGAAAATCCATACATTTTGATTACCGACAAGAAGATTTCCAATATCCAAGAAATCTTGCCGCTTCTAGAAAGTATTCTTCAAAGCAATCGTCCACTCTTGATTATTGCAGATGATGTGGATGGTGAAGCTCTTCCTACTCTTGTATTGAACAAGATTCGTGGAACCTTCAACGTAGTAGCAGTTAAGGCCCCTGGCTTTGGGGACCGTCGTAAGGCTATGTTGGAAGACATCGCCATCTTGACAGGTGGAACTGTTATCACAGAAGATCTTGGCCTTGAGTTGAAGGACGCTACTATTGAGGCGCTTGGTCAAGCAGCGAGAGTAACTGTGGACAAAGATAGCACGGTTATCGTAGAAGGTGCTGGAAATCCTGAAGCCATTTCTCACCGTGTTGCGGTTATCAAGTCTCAAATCGAAACAACAACTTCTGAATTTGACCGTGAAAAATTGCAAGAACGCTTGGCAAAATTGTCAGGTGGTGTCGCAGTTATCAAGGTCGGTGCTGCAACTGAAACTGAGTTGAAAGAAATGAAACTCCGCATTGAAGATGCCCTCAACGCTACTCGTGCAGCCGTGGAAGAAGGAATCGTTGCTGGTGGTGGAACTGCTCTTGCCAATGTCATTCCAGCAGTGGCTGATTTGGAATTGACAGGAGATGAAGCGACAGGACGCAATATTGTTCTCCGCGCCTTGGAAGAACCTGTTCGTCAAATCGCTCACAATGCGGGATTCGAAGGGTCTATCGTCATTGACCGTTTGAAAAATGCTGAAGTTGGTACAGGCTTCAACGCAGCAACTGGCGAGTGGGTCAACATGATTGAAGAGGGAATCATCGACCCAGTTAAAGTGAGCCGTTCTGCCCTTCAAAATGCAGCCTCTGTAGCTAGCTTGATTTTAACAACAGAAGCAGTCGTAGCCAATAAACCAGAACCAGTAGCCCCAGCTCCAGCAATGGATCCAAGCATGATGGGCGGGATGATGTAAAAGCAACTTAAAAAAACACAAAAGGAGGGAACATAATCCCTCCTTTTAAGGTTTTCTCTTCTAAAATTGATTTGAGCTCTCCTAACTTATATGATAAAATAAGACTAGAAGAAGGAGAAGAACATGATTGATGTAGAAGAAATTCTGAGCAAGATGAATCCCAATCAGAAGATTAATTATGACCGTGTTATGCAGAAAATGGTTCAGGTTTGGGAGAAAAATGAGCAACGTCCAACTATTCTCATGCATGTTTGCTGTGCTCCTTGTAGTACCTACACTCTAGAATACCTGACAAAATACGCGGATGTGACCATCTATTTTGCCAATTCCAATATCCATCCAAAGGCAGAATACCACAAGCGGGCCTACGTCACCAAGAAATTTGTCAGTGACTTCAATGAGCGAACAGGCAATACGGTCCAGTATTTAGAAGCGCCCTACGAACCAAATGAATACCGGAAGTTAGTCAGAGGGCTGGAAGAAGAACCAGAAGGCGGCGATCGTTGCAAGGTTTGTTTTGACTACCGTCTGGATAAAACGGCGCAAGTAGCTATGGACTTGGGCTTTGACTACTTTGGTTCAGCTTTGACCATCAGTCCCCATAAGAATTCTCAAACCATCAACAGCATCGGAATTGATGTGCAAAAGATTTATACAACCCACTATCTCCCAAGTGATTTCAAGAAAAACCAAGGCTACAAGCGCTCGGTGGAG